TTTATATTACGTTGGAACTCTCGGAAGAACTTACATCACTAAGAACTGATGCTATGTTGACTGGCATGAGTACTAAAGACATACGCCGAGATGTTGACACTACAACACTCAAGATCAAGCTAGTGAGTAAAAAGTCTGGACAGTATAGAGTCAAAGGAATGCCGGCACAGAGCAATGTCAATGACATACGCAGTTATCTCAAAGAAGTGCAGATCCAGACAGGCATACGTGTGGACTTTATGATGATTGACTACTTGGACTTGTTGATGCCTGTGAGTGCCAAAGTCAGCCCCAATGACTTGTTTGTCAAGGACAAGTATGTTTCAGAAGAACTACGTAACTTGGCCAAAGAGCTGGGCATACTAATGGTCACAGCGTCACAGTTGAATCGCTCGGCAGTGGAAGAAATTGAATTTGATCATTCGCATATCAGCGGTGGTATTTCAAAGATCAACACAGCAGATAATGTGTTTGGTATCTTTACAAGTCGTGCAATGAAAGAGCGTGGCAAGTATCAGATACAATGTATGAAGTCACGTAGTAGTACAGGTGTGGGGCAAAAGATTGATTTAGATTACAATATTGAAACAATGCGTATCACTGATCCTGGAATTGATGATGCTGCAGCCAACGCCTTCCGCAAGCCCAGCGCAATCATGGATTCAATCAAAGCCCGTACTACGGTGTCAGACAGCAATGAATCCACCCCTTCCCCGATGATTCGGGCCCAGCCTCGTGTAGATGCCCCGCGCATTGATGCCGATGTACAGAGTGCAAAACTCAAGCAATTACTGGGTAAAATTAAAGCGTCCTAAAAATCTATCTCTGCTGCTGCTGTGATTCTACAATAAATAATTCAAAAGGTCATACTTAGATGCAGAAAAAGACACGCAGCATATTAGAAGAATTAAACTCCATGTATGTCGATCGTGATCGCCGACATGTGCTGGAAAATCGTGCTGACAATATCATTACATCGGCTATACGTCTCATGGAACAAATTGAAGAAAACTTTGAGCCCGAGCAAGCTGAGAATCTACAGCGCAAGTTCCTGAATGCCATCAAGTTTCGTGACCCCAGTAAATTCACTCGCACAGTTAGGAAAACCGATGGAGATTCATGAAATAACACGACTCAAGTCTCAAAAACTTGATGAAGTCAACTTCAGTGCAATACCTGGAGCTCTGGGCGGCATTGTCAAACAAGCTATTATGAGCCCAGCCGCTACTGGCACGGATCCACCCAGGGTGGGGCCAATGGCAGCGATAGGACAGGAAAAAACAGCGGCCAACGCAGTCACAAATGATCTCTATGCAAAAGCAGCCAAACAAGCTGATCAAAACTGGCGCAAAGGTGTCATGACTCAACTAGCCAACTTCAAGTACAACACACAAAATTGGAACAGAACAGACATTGAAACTATGTTGCGTGACTATGTGCAAAATCGACTTTTACCAGGGCAGCAGATTTCAGACCCAAAAGTTGATAATCAAATAAGAAAAATCGCCTACAAAACCAGTAGCCTTGGATCTCTATCAACCCCAGCTGATATGAAAAAATGGGACCAATTAGCAGCTGACTGGCCTGCATTGATGACAGCTATAAGAGATGCACAAGCAACACAGCCGGTGGCAGCGCAAAATACCGGAGTCTCAAATGCCCCCGGCAGTGTATCATTAAATCCAGCTACACAGGCAATTGCCCAGACAATAGCACCTTACACCACATCAATTGCAAGATTATTACCATCAAATTATAATTCAACACAGATATCGCCCACAAACAATTCTAGTGTAAATGCAATTTTGGCCAATCTTGGCCTATTAAAAGGATATAAACCAGGGACACCATGAACTTATTAGAAGGTGGAAACGTATTCAAAGACGGCGATGGTAATCCACTTACCGGCCGCATCAAGCAAGCTGATATCCCCACAACTGTGCAGTGGATAGAACAAGTCACTGGCTTGGAATTTCCACGCGAGCGTTGGTTGGGCAGTACAGGAAGAAAGCCTGACTCTGGTGACTTGGACTTGGCAGTGGACTTGAATGAAATCAGCAAAGAACAGTTGGCTGCCAAACTCACTGCCTGGGCACAGAGCCACAAACTAGATCCCAAGGAGTGGGTGAAAAAAGGTGGTGAAGTGCATTTGCGTACCCCCATCACCGGACGTCCGGATCTGGGCTTTGTACAAACAGACTTTATGTTCTTTCCCAACTTAGATTGGGGCACATTCTTTTATGCCGGTGGTGAAGATTCTTCCTACAAAGGCATGTACAGAAACATCTTGATGAGTTCAGTGGCCAAGCAACTGGGCCTAAAGATTGGCAGCAATGGAGTGATCAGTCGTGCCAGCAACGAACAGTTGACCCAGGATGCCGATGAAGCAGCACGTATGTTGTTGGGGGCCAAGGCCACTAGAGAGAATCTCAAGAACGTTGAAAGCATTTACACCGCCCTGGCCAAAGATAAAGATCGTGCTGCCAAGGTTGCAGACTTTGAAGCAGTGCTGGCCAAGGATGGATATCTACCTCCCACCACAGTGCAAGAAGATGAAGTAAACTTCCTGGCACGTCTACGTGATCGTATTGTTAAACAGGGCATGTATGCCTTGATAGAAGATCGTCAAGTGCGCGAAACTGACTCAGTGGGTGGTCGTGCCAAGGGCATTGAACACATTGAAGATCTTGTGTTTAGAAAAGGCACTGCTGGTGCACAAGAAGCTCTACAGATCATTGCAGCCGCAGCCAAAGACACAGCAGGCACCACCACTGCCAAGTGGGATGGAAAACCTGCTGTGGTGTTTGGGCGCAAGCCTGACACCGGCGAGTTTGTGCTCACAGATGGATCAGGCTTTGATGCCAAGACCTATGATGGAATGTTTACCAGTCCCCGGTCCATTGTCAAAGACATGCAACGTAGGGATGATGCTGCTGCCGCAAAAGGCAATCAAGCCAACCGCGTAGAAACACTGGCACCTATCTATACCACATTGTGGCCTGCCCTGGAAGCAGCATTTCCCAAGACACAACGTGGCTATGTCAAAGGTGACTTGCTGTTCTATCCCCAGCAAGAGTGGACTGACCAGGCCGGCAATGCTGTGTTTCAGCCCAATGAAGTAGAGTATCGTATTCCACTGAACAGTGATCTTGGCAAGCAGATTGCCAAGAGCAATATTGGTATTGCCATGCACACCATGTATGCTGATCAAGGATCTGCCAAGCAACCACTGAGCGGCGTTAAGTTTAAACCAGTACCGGGCCTGTTGTTGATTCCACCTATCTCGGCAAAGTCAATGCAGCCCAAGTCCGACTTGATCAAACAAATCAAACAAGTGATCACACAACATGGTGCTGCCATCAACACACTGTTCAATCCCGTGGAACTGCGAGCACAGAAGATCACTGACTTGGCCAAGCTCTGTGTGGACTATATCAACACACGGGTACGTGCCGGCCAAGGCTTTGACAATTTACTTCCGGGTTTTATGGAATGGTTGCAAGGGTCAGTGACTCCCAGCAAATACAACAACATTGTTGAATATCTGCAGAGTCCCACATCAAACCAAACTGGCATGAGCGCAGCATTTACTCTATGGATCTTGCTGCATGATCTCAAGATGGATATATTGCAGCAGTTGGATCTACAGCATCCTGGACAGGAAGGCTGGGTCATGGCCACACCTGCAGGCTATGCCAAGGCCGTGAGTCGCATGCCCGGAGGATTTGCTGCGTCAAACTTGGCTAGAAACAATCCTAGATGAACATTCAAGGTATCAACATACAGGGAATGAATCTGCAAGACACTGCTGGGGGCGGAATTGTAACTTCAGGTCTGCAATTTAACTTAGCAACCGCACCATCATCAGGTACTACATGGACTGATTCTAGTGGCAATGGTCGTAATGCAACACTTGTAGGTTCTCCATCGTATGTGTCAAACAATGGTGGTGGCATAAGACTAAACAATGAGGATGCAAATGGTACGGATTATATTAGTGTTCCTTACAATATTACTTCAAATACTGTAACAGTTGAAGTGGTTGCTTCATTTAATCCAACATCATTTTGGGGAGCTATTTGGGGTAATGACATTTATGATACTAGCGGGGGATACGTAGCCTATGTGGATGGTTCAACAAATATATTTTATGGTATCCCTTATGGTGAAACCGCAGTAACCATAACCGCAAGTAATGCTATAAGACAATGGATTTTTGTTATCAATGGCACACAAGTTAGTATATTTTTAAATGGTTCACAAGTTGGAACAACTGATACTATTGGTAATCAAACAACCTTTGCAACAAGTGAGTTTTATTTTGGAGCAAGGCACGGTAATGATGGTACAGGTTCAACGGATGCAATGAACAACTCAAATTCTGCACTATATCCAGTTTTTTATCAGATGCGGGTATATAACAAAGCACTGTCTGGAGCAGAAATAACTCAGAATTACAATGCAGTTAAAGCAACTTACGGACTATAAAATATGAGAGAGTTGGCATGGCAATAATTGGCCCTGGAATAGAAATTGGTCCCGGCATTACGGTGTTTGACGGATCATTGGTTTTGGATTTGGATGCTGCCAACTATTCAGCAGTGCCTGTTGACGGTAGTGCAATTGCTGGGTCAGAATACACTGTAACTGTACAAAATCCCACTTCAAGAATTTCATGGAACAGTGCCAACGGTGGTGTGTTTAGAGTAACCACAGCATCTACTAGTAATTTTATGACATTTGGTCCAGATTACAGCAGTGGCACACAAGCATTTACTGTGGGCATGGCCTACAAG